GGCACAACTGTTGCCGTAAAAATGCTTCAGGAGAAACTAACTGCTGTCGGTGCAACCAATCCGCTTTACACCTTTGATATTTTGGTCAATAACCTGACCCCAATCAATGGTGGCGTTGGCGATATTGGAACACAGGACATCACCTTTACGCTAAACTCTGTTGTAACGATAGCCGACACCGGCACGTTCTAATTTAACAAAGGGGCAAAAATGGCAAGTCTTAAAGTTGTAAGGGCAGATGGCACGGAAAGTATCCACGAGATAACACCTGCTGTTGAATATGCTTTTGAGCAATATGCTAAGAAAGGCTTTTACAAAGCTTTCAGAGAAGATCAAAAGCAGAGCGTCTTTTATTGGCTTGCTTGGGAATGTCTGCGTAGAGCAGATGCTCCAGAGGTTTATCCATTTGGGGATAAGTTTCTAAGCACTTTAAAGGCTGTTGAAGTTCTTGGTGATGATTCCCCAAATGGCTAACGCGTGATTCCTATACGTACAGAGTAGCCCAGCTAGCTGTACATACAGGGATTGCGCCTAGTGAGTTTATCAACATGGATCGTGGGATGTTAAACGCTATCCAAGAGGTTTTGAAGAAACAAGCGGAAGACAGGAAAAATGCCAGTAGAGGTCGCAGGGGTCGTAGAGGCTAGAAAGATACTGCGTAAATTAGCCCCACAAACTTTAAAGGCATACGATAAAGAAATTGCTGCGCCCTTAAAAGAAATAACCACAGCAGCTCGCAGTAATGTTCCTGGCACAATAGGCAATCTCAGAAACTTTGATTATCCAGGATATGAACGTAAAAGTCGCACAGGTCGCGAACGGGCATTTCCTAGTTTTGAGCCTAACGTGGTCAGACGTGGATTGACTTATTCTTTAGCAAAAGGCAAAGCTAATAGATCAGGTTGGGCATCTCTTGTATCTTTGTTGAACAAGTCGGCAGCAGGTGCAATTATTGAAACTGCTGGAAGGCAAAACCGATATGGAAGCCCAGATGCTAAATCTAATAATCCTAATGCAGGCAGAAACTTTATTGATAACATCAATACTGAAATAGGCGAGTTAAAGCAAACTGGGCGCACAGCGAAAACACAAGGGCGTTTATTAGGAGCAAGTTTAGTAGAAAACCAAGGCAAAGCTCAGGCAACGATTTTGAAAGTTTTGGATCAAGTAGCTGCTTCAGCTAATGCAGAAATAGCGAGGTTGTAAAAATGGCTATTCGTTTTCCGATAGTAACAACTTTTGATGATAAAGCAGTTGGTAAAGCCGACAAAGCATTTAGCGCATTAGGCAAGAAGTTTGCTGCCATTTTCTCAGTTGGGGCAGTTATCAAGTTTGGCAAAGATTCAGTTAAAGCATTTCAAGATGCAGAAAAAGAAGCAAACCTTCTTAGAACACAATTAGAATCCATTAATCTTGGTTTTGCTTCTCCATTTGTTAATCAATATATTGATAACCTTGCCTTGCTTAGCGGTGTGTCAGGTGGTGTGTTAACAGATGCTTTTAATTCTTTATCACAGGCAACTCAAGATGTAACTACTGCTCAAAAATTATTGAACACAGCATTAGATATATCAGCAGGCACATCTAAGGATTTAAAAACTGTAACAAGTGCTTTGCAACGTGCCTATCTTGGAGAAACAACAGCGCTTGCTAAATTAAGAATTGGCTATACAACAGCAGACCTAAAAGCACGTGATTTTGATGAAGTGCTTGCAGAGTTGCAAAATAAGTTTCAAGGATCGTCAGCCAAAGCCGCCGATACTTTAGCCGGCAAAATGGCTAGGCTCACAGAATCGGTTGAGCAAGCCAAAGAAGCTTTTGGTGAAGGTTTAGTAAAAGGTCTGCAAGACAGCCAAGTTGAAATTGAGCAATTGCAAGAAGATGTAATTGGATTAGGCGATGCGCTCGGATATGCAGCAGGCCAAGCAACAGGATTCTTTGCAAAAGCATTTCAAGACATAGTAAAAGACTTTGAAGAAAGCGATGGCGCATTTCAACAGTTTGTTCGTAGTTTGGTCAAATCAACTGCTGAAGTTACACGTTTGGAAGAAGAAAGAGGTCGCGCTGGCTTACGCGCTCGCAATCGTATTCTTAAAGCTGAGCAAAGCATAACAAAGACTAAAAAAGAACAAGACAAGTTAGCAGACAAAGAAAAGAAAAACGCGCTTGCCATAGCCAAGGCTAAAGCTGTATTTGACATAGAGAAGATACAGATTGAAGCAGCGTTACAAGGCAAGATTACTGAAGAAGAACGCACACGCTTGTTGCTTATGAAGGCTATCTTGGCTGAGGATGGCGCAACTGCCACAGCCCTTGCAGAAAAGTTAAAAGAGATACAAAAGCAAACAACTGATCTCGCTACATCATTAACTAATTTAAAGGCTGGCAATCCATTTTCTGAATGGGATGGGTACTTTGAGGCCGCAAAAAAGAACATCAAAGATTTATACGACACACTAGCCAAGCAACAAATGGCTCTAAATGAATTGATGACGGGTATTGCTACAGGCAGAGCTACAGCTAATGCCAATGTATTAGCAGCCAAAACCGATAAGGCAACAACATATTTAGAGGCAGCACAGGCATCAAGCACTTTTGCTGGTTTATCTTCAGCAGATGCATTAGCAGCAGTAGCGCAAGCAGCGGCAGCAGTTGCAGCAGCAACAACACCTGAAGAAACAGCAGCAGCCCAAGAAGCGGTTGAAGCAGCTAATGCTTACGTAGATGCCACAACCCTACTAACGGAAAGCCTTGCAGCAGCAGATTTAGCAGCAGCATTAGCAAGCCTTGAATTGGCCAATGAGTATCTAAATCAATCTATTGAAGCTGCAACAAGCCAAGGCATAATTCCTGAAACAACCATTAACGTAACTGTTGAAGGCAACGTAACATCTGCTGAGGATTTGGCTGAGGTCATAACAGACATTCAATACAACTATCAAAAAACAGGCAAGGGCTTACTGCTCAGCAGTAGGGCAATTTAATGCCAGCACCAACGCTGCGTGTCTTTGTTGATTTTGATAGCGATACCGCTTTTGAGATTAACCCTTTAATCTTAGGTAGCGCAACTGAAGGCATACTAGGCACAAATACCCTTGGCTCAGGCACGCTGCCAATTGAGATTACAGACCTAGTTACTAGAGTTTCTATCAGGCGTGGGCGCAATCGTTTAACATCCCAGTTTGAGGCTGGCACAGCCAATGTAACGCTCTATGATCAAACAGGTGATTGGAATCCTACTAACCCTGCCAGTATCTACTATCCAAATCTTGTGCCGTTAAGGCAGATAATTATCTATGCTACCTACAACACCCAAGATTATTTTCTATTTTCAGGATTTATCAACACATACGACACAGGCTTCAGACAGGGCAACGATGAACTAAGCACAGTTACCCTGCGCTGCGTAGATGGCTTTAAGTTGCTGGCAGGCTCAGGCATAACAACTGTTACAGGCTCAGGCGTACAAACTTCAGGTGCTAGGGTAAATGCCATCCTAGATGAGATTGAATGGCCTTTAAGTTTGCGTAACGTGGACACAGGAGATTCAACCCTTCAAGCCGACCCAGGCACAGACAGGGATGCCCTTCAGGCGCTGTTTAACGTGGAACAGAGCGAGTTTGGCGGCATCTTCCTAGATGCCAATGGCAGGGTTGATTTCGTAAGCCGTAATGCCCTTATAGCCACGCCAGCGTTCCCGGTATATGAGTTCAGCGATCAAGGCACAGACATTTCATATACCAATGCCATAGTGGCTTTTGATGATACAAACCTGATAAATGACGTAACTATTACACGCTTAGGTGGCACAGCTCAGAATGCCTTTGACCAAGATTCCATTGATAAGTATTTCTTGCATTCAGGTCAACGCTCAGGCATATTGGTGCAGACCAATGCTGAAGCTTTAGATCAAGCTGAAGGCATCCTAGCCACACGCAAAGACCCTGAGATACGCATAGATAGCATTCAACTTAACCTTTACGATGATGCTAATCCCAATAAGCCATTGGCAGGGGTAGACATAGAATTGCTTGATGGAGTAACAGTTACTAAGACCACCCCAGGCTCTACCAGCGTTGTTCAATCAAGCCTGGTAAATGCTATCCATCACGATATTACCAAGTCATCCTGGATGACTACCCTATACACAACCGAACCACTATTAGCAGGCTTTGTCCTAGATTCCGATGTATCGGGTATACTAGGTGAAGACGTGCTGAGCTACTAAGGAGAATAAATGGCAGGCGCAGGATATAAGCTCTTTAACACAGGCGATGTGTTAACGGCAGCTCAGGTAAATACTTATTTAAATGAACAAACAGTTATGGTGTTTGCCAGCTCTACTGCTCGCACTACTGCATTAAGCGGCGTGTTGGCTGAAGGAATGATGTCTTATCTGCAAGATACCAATGCGGTTGAAGTTTACAATGGATCGTCATGGGTCAATGTTGGTAATGCTGGCGATCTTACTGAAATTGTTGCAGGCACAGGCATCACAGTTACATCTGGAACTGGGCCAATCCCAACTGTCGCATTGACTACACCTGTTGCAGCAACGAATGGTGGAACGGCACAAAGCACCTACACAACAGGTGATTTGCTTTACGCTTCAGGCACAAACACATTAGCAAAAAGAGCAATTGGTTCAACTGGTGATGTTTTAACAGTTTCAGGCGGTGTGCCAACATGGGCTGCGCCTGCTGGTGGTGGCGGTAAAGTTTTGCAAGTAGTAACTGCAACAACGACAACATTTACATCAAACGCGACAACAACTTATTCAGATACAACCTTAACAGCGACTATAACTCCTACATTAAACACAAGCACAATTTTGGTTTTGGTAAATCAGAATGGAATTGCAACAGAAGATGGTAATGCTTCAAGTGGTGTTGGTTTGAAATTACTGCGCGGCGCTACTGACATTTCATTGATAGCGACTAGAGCAACAATTAACTTCACAACAACTGGCCAATTTGGCACAACCTTATCAACAGCATACAAAGATTCACCTGCTACAACCTCAGCAACTACTTACAAAACTCAATTTAAGAATAATGTTGCGGCAAATGCTGCTTATGTTCAGATAGATGATGTGATGAGCACAATTACTTTATTAGAGATAGGCGCATAATATGGCAAAGTGTTATCAAGTTTTATCAATGTTAATTCCAAATGGCGGTTATGTCCAAGTGGGCGAAGATTATGAAGGCATCCAATTTTTAGAATGTGAGCCAATAACCAAAGCAGAGTATGAGGCAGGTTTTGCTCAGTATGATGCTTGGAAGGCTCAGCAAGATGCGGCAAAGGCAGCCGCTAAGACAGCCTTACTTGATCGGCTCGGCATTACTGCCGATGAAGCCAAGTTGCTTCTTTCTTAGCACAATCTATAAAGATAATGCCTAAACTGTGCAAAGCTGGTCAGCAATTACGCGAGCAGATAGATGATGCGTTCCCCGATAGAAGTAGAACTTCACCAGAGGGGTGGCTCGGTGATCAACGTCATGCAGCGCGTAAGTCCGATCACAATCCAACTGCTGAAGGCATTGTTCGTGCCATTGACATTAACGCTAATTTGCAAACCAACCCAGCCGAAGCATTTGATTTGGCGGATCAGTTACGGCTACTTGCCAGAACTGATAAAAGAATCAGCTACATTATCTTCAACAGCAAAATTGCAAGTTGGAAGAAAAACTACAAGTGGAGAAAATACACAGGCATAAATCCACATAAGACACATATACATGTTAGCTTTACTGCTAAGGGCGATACAGATGGCAGTATGTTTCAAATCCCTATATTGACAGGAGAGCCCTTAAATGGAGCAAGCAAAGGCAGTAGGAGCAAGCTGGGCAAGAAGCTTTTTAGCAGCAGGAATAGCAACTTACTTGGCAGTAGGTTGGGATGCACCTGCGATTGTAAATGCAGCTCTAGTAGCAAGCCTTCCAGTTATCCTTCGTTGGTTAAACCCTAACGATACGGCGTTTGGTCGGCGTTGAGCCCGGCTGAATGGGCAGGCTTTGTAGCTGCCATCCTTTCTTGCTGTGCGCTTATTGTCGGTGGGCTTAGATACATTATCCGACATGAAGTGCCTTCAATACTTGAAGCATCAAACATCGTGTCGCGCATAGATAAACTTGAATCAATGGTTCTAGAATTGCTTACTCATGAGCGCAAGAAGAATATCAAAAAGCGAACAAGCCGCTAAACGCAAGCGCAAAGAAGCGGCTGCGCGCAAGGCATCAACAGACATTCTGCGACCCATTGATATTTGGGCTGCATCAATTGTTGAATGCTATGAGGCATTAGTTCGCGCTGGATATGGTGAAGATAGGGCGCGCTGGTACATTGAAGAACAGTTGCGTTTACCCGATTGGGTAATACAGAATCCTAATCATTCTCCATACGATGATGAAGATGAGGATGAAGATTAAGCGAATCGTAGTTATATCTGATTTGCAAGTACCCTTCCACGATAAGAAAGCAGTTAAGAATGTTGCACAGTTCATCAGGAAATACAAACCTGATGACGTTCTATGTGTGGGCGATGAAATCGACTTTCAAACAATTAGCCGCTGGTCAACCGGTAGGGATGAGTGGTCAGGAAGTATTGGCAGAGATCGTGACGAAACTGTCAATGTACTCGCCGAGCTTCAAGTACGACATCTCAGCCGAAGCAATCACGGAGCAAGGCTCTACAACTCACTAAGCAAGCGGTTGCCTGGTCTTATTGGTCTGCCTGAATTGACCATAGAGAAGTTTCTACACTTGGATGATTTAGGCATTACCTACCATACCAAGCCATATCAGTTCCATGATGGCTGGGTAATGGTTCATGGTGATGAGCAGAGCATCAAGCCACAAGGGGGTTTAACGGCCCTAGAATCGGCTAAGAGGCATGGTTTATCGGTGGTCTGTGGTCATACCCATAGACAGGGGATTTCAAGCTTTACAACGGCTTCTGGGGGCGTTTTAAGGGGTATCCTGACAGGCTTTGAGGTTGGACATTTGATGGATGAAAGCCAAGCTTATTACACACGCGGAACATTTAACTGGCAAAAAGGTTTTGGAATCATTTACATAGACAGAAAGCGTGTGCAGCCAGTAGCAATACCAATAGAAAAAGATGGCAGCTTCCTGGTTGAAGGCAAGCGTTATGGTTGAGGATATATTTCCAATACATAGAACCATTGATGATCATATGGATAACTTTGACGGCGTGTCGCTTGTTGACAAATAGCATATAGACCCTTCAAAATAGGATTTGAAATCCTATTTGAAAGGGGTTTAGGGCATGGCGATTAGATATGATCGTAAGTCGGGTGCGT